TCATTTTTCTATGCCCAATTTAATGCTCTCAAATTATCAATTATTTATCATTAAAAATCAGTCGCAAAATTCTTCCCAGCTTTTTTAACAATTCTTTTATCTTTCGCTTTTGTTATACCAGGCATAGTAAAGTTTAGATCAACCTTTTCAACTTCCACTTTTACGACAATGTTCACAGAATCAATAATATTATTTACAAGCTCAGTGGGTGTAATACCAAGCTTAGCAGCATTCTGCAGAATCTTATCTTCATTGTGGACGTAAATTTCTACTCGCATTTTTTCACTACTTTATATTTTTTTTCTGGATAAAGAGCCTGAAATAACTTACGTTTTATTTTCCAATCACGTGTCTCAAAACCTTTGGTTTCGATATACTCTTTTGAACCATCATTGTAGATAATTACAAAATCTATTATGTACTTGCAAATCAAAATATTGTTTACAATCAGGTTAAAAGTTACCTGCCCTCTCCAATCTTTTATTTCTCCGGCTTTCTTTCTCCAATCCAAATCAACAGCGTATCTTGCTTCAAAAGCAGAAGCGTAAACAGTTCCATTATATTCTTTTTTTCGGGATCCATATTTACTAACCTTTTCAAGATCAGTTTTGATATTCAGTTTGTTAATTGCACTTTCTGTCCAGCCAGGGAAACGCATTTTAATAATTAGTTATCCAATTATTTGATCGTCTGATTTTCATTTTCTTTTTTGGACGGCGGTACATTCGCATATCTTCTTCCTGATCTTGGTTGGATTGATAGTCATCCAGCTTTTTACCTTCTTCAGTTTCTTGCAATGTTTTTTGTTCCTGTTTTATTCTATCAAGCTTAGCGTGAAAGTTTCTATGTACAGCAGTTAAATTGACATTAAGAAAATCCAATCCTGAAAGAGCATAAACCATATTATCAAGTGCTTCGTTTCTTGTACGGACTTTCTCAAAATAGTGACCTTCCAATATTCCCTTTTTATAGATTGGTTTTTTCTTTTCTGCAGTTAACTGCTTATACCATTCTTCATCAAGAGTATTTGGGAAATGAATATATCCCGTGCCATATTCATCAAGTGCTAACCTGGTATAGATAGTGTTTTTTGCAGTAAACGTACCAACACTAAATTGCTTTACCCTTGCTTTGTTATTCATTGATCCGCGGTTAAGAATTGGAGCGCCTTCCTGCCCCCGATCTCCCTGCAGAGCATAGATCCAGTTTTTACCTTTTCGATTCATCTTTTTGATAAACTTTTGTGCTGTTGTGGTTGCATAACCGGTATCAATACCTGCCGCCTGAATTCTTAAATAAATTCCGGACGAGTGCAGAAATTTTGTATCATAATATTGTTCCAAACGATAATAAAGATTTCTTTCATCAGTATTATCATATAGCAGTTCAGGATTACCATAAAATATTTGATGTTCGATTACCCACGATTCTTCACCCAATCCCCAACCAACAAGGGTAACCTCAGCTCTGTCTTTTTGTAGATCCGTTCCACAGGTAAGCATCAAAACGCCTTCGGGAAGTTTTGATGCATTATAACTTTCAGCTCTTTGCATCAAAGCATTTTCAGAAACTTCTACAATATTATCTTCAAAGACTTCGCCAAGAACAGTGTTGGTAAATACTTGCAGTTTGAATGGATTGTTTTTTGCAGGAATGAATTGTTCTACAACATATTTCCAGGTCGAAATTGTCGAATAAAGCTCGTTGATCCAAAATCCCGCGTGTGAAATTACTTCCGGTTTTTCTGCTATCCATTTACCATATTTATTCATAATGTATTTATCTTTTTCGTACAGTTCTTTTTTGCAGAACTCACATTCGTAATAAGCTTCTTCCGGAATGTAAATACCCTTACCTTTGTGCCATCCTTTTAATTGTGCAAACTTTAAGATCTGATACTCTCCGCAATGCACACAGGGGACAAAGTATTTTTGTTTATTGGATAATTCATATTCAGCGGCTATTCTTGATGTACTTGATAGTGTTGGTGTAGAGATATTTACTTCTTTAGAAACTTCAAGAAATCCCTGCAATCTTTTTCTAACAATATCGAGAGTGTCGCCTTCCTGTCCTGCGGTTCTTGCTATTCTATCAAGTTCATCAACAAACAAATACATAATTGATTGTTGTGCTAGGTTATTAACGGACATAGCAGAAAGGATTGATGCAAATCCACCGGGATAAGTTTTTTCAAAAGTTGAATTGTTACCATCACGTTTTACAGCATCAGATATTTTGGTTCTTAAGGATGGAGTATCACGAATCATCGGGTCAAACTTACGTTTTACAAATTTCTTTGCGGATCCTTCAATTGGGTAAAGGATAAGCATCGGTCCTGGTGCATTGTTAATTGCCCAGCCAATCATATTCAGCATTCCCTGTGTAAATCCTGTTTGACCAGATTTCATTACAGATATTCTTTTAACTAGGGGATCATTAAAGGCATCCTGAAAACCTTTCAGATATTCAAATCCATCATGAGTCCATTTTGGATCATCAAGCAACGCCTTCATTGAATCTTCAGGAGATAAATATCTTTCAGCATCAGCCCATTCACTAACGGTTATTAATGGTTTAGGTTTGATAACCTCGAGAGCTTCAGTCCAGATATTTTCGACAGATTGCCAAAGAATGCGCTCAGGAATTATTGGATAATTAACTATTGACTGATCTTGCATATTGTTCTTTAGAAATTTCTGTTTTAATGTGATGCTTAGTTTCTTTTAACACTTTAAGAATTTCTTCTTTAGTCTTACAGGCGAACAGTTTATTCAAACTATATCCATCCATCATATCAAGTTTTTTATCCACTATTGCTGATAAATCTGTAAGCAGTTTAGAAGCCAATTCAATTGGGATCAATTTTTTTTGTTTTTCCAAGAGTTCAATTTCTTTAACATCTGCCTGCATTTTCAATAATCTTTTTCGTTCATCTGCCAAGGTGCTTTCCCCTTCTTCAGCTCTTTTAATTTGTTCTTTTAGATAATTGATGTACCCTGAAATTGTCGAATCGATTCTATAAACACCGTGCTTTTCTTTTTTTATACCCTTTTCAACAACCAAACGATTAAGCCAGCGTTCTGTTATTCCCAGCATTGTTGCAATTTCTGAAATGGTTCTTCTGTCTCTCCAATAGTTAAGATAATCTATATACCAGCTGATGCACTCCGCGGGTACATATTTATTATTACCTGCTTTTGGCAATCCCAGGCGAACAAATTTTTTAACCTCAAACTCAGTAACCTTAAGCAGAGCTGCAATCTGCTTTTGAGTTGCATATTTGTTTTGATCTTTTTTACTCTCAGGATTTTCAGCATTTGTTTTGGGCATAACATATCATGTCCGCTTTTCCGGCGGTAAATAGTTTAAACCAAGAAACTTGAAAATTTCTTCTTCAGATTTCATTATATATTTATTGCCTCGCCTGTCTTCAAAACAACTTTCATAAATTCTTAAATTCATTTTAAACTTATTAGCGGTAATAGCAATAAGCTTGTTTGTTTCGGCTCCACCAGTACGAATAAATTTAATCATCATATAATTTGATTCATCTGCAGTGAATATGTCTAAAGCTATCCATCCATATTCCTGATGATCATACATCAAGAGTTTGTTTTTATCGCCATACATTCGCTTATTATCTTTGTTCAGTCTGAAATCAAATCTTGAATCTTCCCAAAAGAACTTATCAATAGGATAAATAGTTCTCTCTTCGTCACCAAATAAACCTTCCTTCATAATTTCTTTTTTAGGAATAATAACAAGCTCAATATCCTTATGTATCTCAGCAGATCTTCATATTTGGTATGAATGTCAAAATCCATTGAAAGAAGATTAAGCATTGCTTCAGCAAACTGAGCTTTAGCTTTTGGCAGGATAACAACCAGAACCGATTTAAGTTTTCTTTCGGCTGCAAGCTCTATTCTGCCAATTCCATTAATAATTTTAAGATCCTCAGTTGCAACAATCGGCATAAATATTTTTTTGTTGAAGAGAGATGCAGAAACATTCCGACTATACCTGTTTAATTTTCCCTTATTAGCTCTGATCACTTTCATTGTTTCAATCTCTTTTGCTTTTAGGCAAGGAAAAAATTCAGTTGAATTTGTTTTGAGATCCTTAATCCGATCAGCAATCTTAAAAACGTCCAATTGA